AAAGATGCCTTCTGCTTTTGATGTTACATTACTTCTAAGTCTAATTTTTTCTTTTGTTGTCTCGTTTGATAATTCACCAACAGTTTCGATTGTGAAGTATTCAGAGCGTGTGGTTTGTTCGCCGGTCTCTTCATGATTAGAAACATCTATGCTTAGTTTGTCCAACATATTAACAAGATCAGAGTCTAATATTCTTCCTTGGTAAAATTCTTCTGCGCCGATTGGTTTGTGCCCCACCAAGGACATGGGTATATAAACTGATGCAATTAACTTTTGCGCTTCTTTATCTGATATTTCTCTAGAGCTGTTAATTTTTTCAATCTCTTTTTGTCTTATATCATGATTTGAGACACCTTCAGTGACGAATCTACGCCATTCAGTCAAGATCTTCTTCATTTTCATCTTTTTCTATCCTTATTAAAAATTCTTGTGGAACATCTATAATTAGTTCGTTTCCTACTACTACGTCATATACCCAATAGATTAACTCTTGATCTGCTTGGGCTTTATAATAGTTACGAGGATACGACATAACAATGCCGATCCTCGCTTTGTTCCCTGTTGTTCTCAATATGAGACCGAATGTATTTAAGCCTACCAAGTCGCCTTTTTTATACTTCGCCGTGACCAGTTGTAGCTCTGTACGCTTTGACGGTGACAGGGAAAAGGTCGGACGCGATTTCCAAACATGCTTCTGCGACTTTTTGTATTTCATATTGTGCACCATCATGTAGACGAAGAGAGACAAATTTAAGAAGGTTATTAAGATTAACAGTGCCATAATACTCCGTATAGAGTGTTTGAGGTAATACTCCTCTCGCCTGCTCTCTACAGACTCCTTTATTAACTAGTTCGTGAAACAGGTTCAAAGAACTTTGACAATGCCCAGAGTAAACCTCAGAAGCTGGTGGGTGAAAAGCTCTTACAAGCTGTGTTCCTTCTTCGTGCCACAAGAAAGGATCAATTAAATCTTCTACGTTTGAGGCTTGTCTGTTTGATTTGTGTTGTGTTCTAAATTCTCGTGGACAATAAAACCGAAGTTCTTTGTCTGTGTATCGTCTACTAATTTCGTTATAACTCCACGTTCTGTGACGGTGATGTTGAGAACGAATGAATAGAGGGACAGTAAATTTATAAGTAACAACACAATGCTCCAAAGTAGAAGTGTGCTTGTGGGAAATAAGGTAACGTATAAGCTTCCTATCTCGTTTATCCAATTCAGACTTTGTATTGCCAAAAGAGACGCGAGCACTGTTAACAACGGTAAGGTCGCTACCCATATGAGAAACATAGTCCACCCTACCGATGTTATCTCCATAGAGATCAATTGATTTCTCATATTGGCTCATTTACGCCTCTTAATACGTAATTTTCTTTTTTTCTTTCCTTCATAAACAGGAACAGAGAACTTCTTTCCAATTCCCTTTGGTTTGTCTGGATCATAAACATAAGAGTAAAAATCTTCTTGATCATCCGGAACATCATCAACTTGGGTTGCAACTTTAGATGCTGGGTCACGACGGGAAAAAGAGTGTGATTCAGGGCTTTGAGGTTGACCTTTCATATAATCTTCACCGGCATGAAACTCTTCAAACTCTTCATGATCTTCATCAGGAGCTCCGGCTTTATCATCATAGACATTACCAGGATATTTGTCCATAGCCATCATTTCATATTTAAGCTCAAAACCTGGTGCATTTTCATTCGGAGTTCCTGCAACATATCCCCACTGGCCAAAACTATTGTTAAGATCATCCAAAGCTTGCTTTGCGTCTCTTTCGACTGTAGCATGATCATCGGCAGTTTCACTAGCCAGTTCGTGTGGATTAAGAATAAGAACTGATCTTTCTTGGTTCTTAAAGAATACTCCACCAATCATATAAGCAATAGATCCTTTGCTATTAACATGATCAATCAAATCTTGGTTTCTTTTGTCGTTTTCTTCTTGAGAAGCCTGAATACCGTCTGGGTTTTCACCAGACATAATTCCAAGACTTTTGACTTCTACATCCGGGTGCTTACCACGTACTGCTGCCATTACCTCATCTTCTTCACCGACAGTTACTGCTTCTATCAGATTCATTTTGCTCTCTTTAATCACCTGCTTGATTAGTGACTTGAGACGCTGTGTTGTAAGTTTCATTTAAATTCTCCCATAAATGTAATTTTCTAACACTAAATAGTGTGTTTCTTCATCTATTTGTATTTTATTTAGCATTCTTTTTTCAAAAACTACAGTGTCGCCACCAGAGACTGACAGGGAGCAATCCTCTGCTGTCTCAATCACCACACCAAGCTGATGTGGCGACTCTGGTTTTTTATAGTCTGTTGGAAGAACAATCAAAGATTCTTTCTCTTCTTGTTTCTTCTCAACTAGTTTGATAAGTATGTGTCTATTAAACGGCTTCATATATTCTCCTTTGTTCTTATATATTATAACATACATTTACATATTTGTCAAGCAAAAAAGCCCCGAAAAACGGGGCTTATGTACTTTAGATTTCACATGTATCATTGGAACAGAATTTACTTCCAACTCCACCTTCACTTGTCTCAATCTTTTGAATAGGAATGACTCCTTTGATCATTTCTTCGTATTCTTTTTTGGTGATTGGTTCATAAGGCGCTTGCTTGTAGCCGGTCTCTTGGTATTTAAGGAAGGAAACAGCTTTGAGTCTCGCTTCATACATCTCAAGTGCATCCTTGATCTCTTCGGCTTCATGTTCTTGGAAAGTCACAGTAATAGATACAGAGTTATCAGCCCAATAGTATTGATATTGAGCAGCAATCTCAAGTTGCTCCCACATTGTGATTTCTCGCTTTCCTTTCTTGAAGAACGGCTCGTGAACAGGAAACTCAACACACATAGTATTTGGAGAGTATGAATCCTTTTCAATCTTATAACCAGCTTTTTCAAGCGTTGGAAGGATATCAGAGGTCTCAGCAAAACGGATGCGACGAATGTAGTACTCGTCCTCTGGATAGTGAATACCCGGTGTTGAACCGTTAAGAAGAGATACTGTCCCTGATGGCTTGATAGATGTCATACGAACAGAGCGTGGAACACAGAGCCAGTCTGAGTACTTTGCATCAAGTTCTTCAACATGACGGTAAGCATCATCACACCAGTTGATCATTGTACGTCTTCCAAACTTGTTGAACGCTTGTATAACACCAGATTGAGAAAGACCAATACGGCGGTTCTTCAGCATGATAGCGTTTGTCTCAGGCCAATGAGTATTGATTAGGGTTACAGTTTTTCCATACATATAAGCAATCTCAAGTGTTTTGACATAGTCTTCATATGTTTCATGTTTGGCTGGAAATGTCTCTACCAAACAACAAAGTTCTGCATCTTCAAGTTGCTGCTCTACACAAGGATTGAACCCCATTACTTTCATATCGTCATAACGTTTTCCATCTTTCATGCGTCCGTAATGACGAGCATTTTCTAACCAAATGTAACCAGGCTCTCCATTGATAGCTGATTGGGCGGCGTGCCAAGAATAATCCATACCCACCTTTGCTTCGAAGGAGTTGTTTGATCCCCAACGATGGTGATATAACTTCTCTTGGTCATTTTTCATTGTGAGATAATCTTTATCATCGTTTTGGCCAATGGCCAAGGCAGCAGAGCGACGTACATTACCAGCAACAACGCAACGACCGATGAGGTTTTCAATGTCAACAATATCAACCGAATCAATTTCTTCTCCTACTTTTGGACTGAGTAAATCTCTTAAATTGTTGTGCAATTCAATGAGTGGAGCAGGACCGGAAGATGTTCCACCAAAACCACGAATTGGTTCACCTTTTCCACGAATAGCGGAGTAATCAAAGTTGGGAACTTTTTTACCAAGTATGTAACCATCCAATAAGATATGTACACTGTTAACCCAACCTTCACGAGAATCCT